TTAACGTTGTTGCGGCTGCTAACGTTACTGCAACTAGCACTGTCTCGGCAGCTAATGTTACCGCTAGTAATAATGTTACCGCTAGTAATAATGTTACCGCAACTGGAACCGTAGCTGCAGCTAGTGTTACCGCAACTGGAACCGTATCGGCAGCTAATGTTACTGCTAGTAATAATATTACTGCAACTAACACGGTAACCGCTGCTAATGTAAATACTACTTCTGATATTCGATTAAAAACCAAAGTTAAGACTTTAGAAAACTCTTTAGAAAAAGTTCTTCAACTTCGTGGTGTTTCTTATACAATGAATAATGAAACCAAGATCGGTGTAATTGCTCAAGAAGTTCAAGGAGTAGTTCCAGAAGTGGTTACAGAGGGTTCTGATGGCTATTTGTCAGTTGCTTACGGCAACTTAGTAGGGGAACTTATTGAGGCGATTAAGACTCAACAATCTCAAATTGAAGAGCTAAAAGAAAGGCTAACTCAAAATGGTCTATAACCTCGGTAATGCAAGTAAGCAAAAGCTGTCTGAAGTCAACCCTATTCTGCAAAAAGTAGTAGAGCGAGCTATTCAAATTACAGAGCAAGACTTTTCTGTAGGTGAGGGGTTAAGAACCCGTCAGAGACAAGCAAAGCTCTTTAAAGAGGGCCGTTCTAAGACTATGAACTCTCGCCACCTGACTGGCCACGCCGTAGACCTTCACCCTTACCCATACAAGGGTGATCATGACGGTGACGGTATCCCTAACTCTGATGACTGGGACTCCTACAAGCCTATTGTAGACGCTATGCGACAGGCCGGTGAAGAGTTAGGTATTGAGATGGTTCACGGGTATGACTGGGGCTGGGATGCTCCCCATCACGAACTTGACAGGAAAGTTTATCCGTGAAACAAAAGACTTTTAAAAGAGAAGTAGCGGTCATAATGTTATTATGGCTGGCTTACATAGTGGAGACAAAAGATGTTGAAGTCATTAACGTGTTGGTTTGGCCAATATTTTCATTCGCTGCTGCTTCTTTTGGTCTTGACGTTTACAGTAAGTTGCACAGGAACACCCCTGAGCCTTCTAACGGGCGGGGGGCCGAACGTAGCAGCCAACGTCCAAGCAGGCCAAACGAACAGTCAGACAATTGGGACGACAAATAACGTTAGACCTACTGTTACTGTTAACCCAAACTCTAAGGTAGAAACTATTTATCAGAGAATTACTGACTCTAAGGTTTCTACCGAAAGAGTAGAAAAAATAACTGTTAACGAGACTCCATCTTGGCTTATCATTGCTCTTGTAGTCTGGTCAATCTTCTTGTGGCAGTTACCTTCACCTAGTCAAATAGGTGATTGGTTTAACGGTTTATTCCGAAGAAAATGATACCTGACGTTTAAGAATAAAGGGACAGAAAACTCTCAAGTTGTCTGAAAGTCTCTTATCACAGAGGGGGTGTAATGCCCCCTCACTTGATACCTGACGTTTAAGAAGAGGCCCCCCCCCTCTCTAATAATATATTTAAAGTATACTTTAAAGTAACCTTTAGTTATGTTATTATTATTTATATATCTATAATATAGGAGTCTCTAATGGCTGTTAAAAAAGATCCTCGACTTAGTCGTATTGGGGTTTCTGGTTATAATCAGCCAAAGAAAACTCCAAGTCACCCTACTAAGTCTCATGTAGTAGTTGCCAAGGTTGGTGATACTGTAAAGACTATTCGTTTTGGTCAACAAGGAACTTCAGGTTCTCCTGCTAGAGAAAATGAGTTTGAAGCAGATAGAAAACGAAGGAAGTCTTTTAAAGCGCGTCATGCAAGCAATATTGCTAAGGGTAAACTCTCTGCAGCGTACTGGTCCGATTTGGTAAAATGGTAAGAAAGATTAAACTATGGCACAACTAACTAAACCAACTAAAAATGTTAAGAAGTCGGTTGCTGATCCTAGTGATAGTTATCAGTCACTAAAGCCTTTATGGAAAAAGTCTAGAGCGGTTCTTCAAGGTCAAGAAAACGTTAAGGCACACGATGAGATCCTTTACAGGGATTACTCGAACCTTCTTTTACCCTTCTCCCCGACAATGACTCAAGAACAGTATGCGTTCTTTCGTTCAGAGGCTGAGCTTCCTGGTCTTACTGCACAATACAGTAAAGTTCTTATTAGCGCACTGCTTAGGAAAGACTCTAAGTTAGTCCTTCCAGAAGATCTCCCAGAAGACGCTACAACTTGGATTAGAACAAACTTCACGATGGATAATCGTTCTTTGTTTAACTTCCTTGATAACGCTCTTTGGGAAGAGCTTCAGACGTCGAGAGCTTGGGTGTTTGTAGACTATCCTGAAATCACTGACAATGACTACGATGCTTTGACTTCTGAAGAAAGAGAGTCAATCAAGCCCTATCCTATGCTAATTGAGGCTGAGAACGTTATTAACGTACAAACAAATAAACACCCTGTTACTCGTCAGAAAGTTCTTACTAGGATTGTTAAGCGTTATTTGACCGAAAAGTACACAGCAAATAACCCTTGGCACCCTGATTATGTTGATACAGTTGCAGACTACTACCTCGACGAAGAAGGCAAGCTGGTTATTGACTACTACGAACAAGTAGACAGCAACAACGAAGTTAAGGTGCTTAACGGGGATACTCGTCAAGAGTACGTAGAGTTTGGACACGCTACGGCCTTTACAAAGTTTAACTCTGTTCAACCAAAGGCTTTTGGCGAAAGACTTGACAGAATTCCCGCTTGGCCACTTAACGGTCAGTTTGAACCCGTAGAGCCAGCTCTTATGCCTCTTGTTGATCGTGAAGTATCTTTGTACAACAAGGTGTCTAGACGTAACCACCTTCTTTACGGAGCTGCTACGTATACACCAATTGTTAAGTCTGACATGACTGACGATGAGTTCGATAACTTGGTTTCAGCGGGCTTAGGCAGCTGGCTAAGAGTTCGCAAGGACGAAGATATTAGTGTTCTAGAAACACCTACCCTGGCACTATCAGACATGGACAGAGCTATTACAGCTACTGTTGATGAGATGGCTAAGATGGGTATTCGGATGCTCTCTCCTGAGCAAGCTTCTTCTGGTGTAGCTCTTGAGATTAGAAACGCTTCCCAAACAGCTCAGCTAGGTACCTTGAACGCTAAAGTTTCTGGTACAATGCGTGATGTTATTGCCTTTATGCTTAACTGGAACTACAACACAGACTATGCTTCTAGCGATATTTCCTTTGAAATGTCTAGCGACTTCTCTCCAATGGTGGGCGGAGAAGGTGCAATGAGGTTAGTCTCAGAATGGTACCAAAGTGGTATTATTAGCAGAAACACTTTCTTGGAAATTGCAAAGTATAATGACTTCCTTCCAGCAGACTATGACGATGAAGCTGCTATTGAAGAAATTCAAACAGATCCGCTTTCTCCACAAAACAGACCTCAGGATGACGGTGTTGTAATCGAGGAGTAATCTGAAGGCTTAGAGAAAGTTGTGCCTTAAACAACTTCCTTAAAAATTTAACTACTCAGGAGAGTACTAAATGAATATTAACGATAAGATTTTTGATAGGATCGTAGACCACATGGCTGACGTAAGGCTGTATGAAGAAGGCGTTCAGATACAGAATCGAAGAATACTACGAAGACATCGTAAAAACTTACAGACCCTGCTACGGGGAAACGTTCGTGCTGACCTTTCTAAAGAGATTGGTCGGTTTGGGACTGAGCTTTTGTCGCACAATGTTAACTCTTTGAAAGAGTTTTCTACGTCTCAGTTAGACTTTCATAGTAACAACCTTTATAAAGAAGTAAAGGACTTTTACCGTGTAAAGCGACCTACTACAAAAGAAATTTTGGCTGAAGTAACTGGACCAAATATTAAAGGCCCTAGTAACATTAGCACAAACGTAAGGAACATGTCTTCCGGAGAACTCGTTAGGATTCAGACTAAGGTCTCTGCTGGACTAGCTCGTGGAGCAAGTCAAAAAGAAATTATTGAAGATGTACTTAAAACTACTAAAATCACAGAGTTTCAGGCTCGTACTTTAACTCGAACAGCGATTACTTCAACTCAAACAGCCGCTATTTCAAAGGTAGCTAATGATAACAAAGACATTCTAAAGGGGTTTATGTTTACAGCCATCTTGGATAGTCGAACTAGCCCTATTTGTTCTCATCATAACGGTAAAATTTACGACATTAATGATAAGAGGTTTCAACCGCCGCTTCATTGGAATTGTCGCTCCTCTATGATACCTGTTTTAAAGTCCAAAGCGGAACTAATTGAGGAAGCGTCTTCCAGAATTAATCAAACTAACCTTGCTAAAAAGCTTCCTGAAAGTTTGACTGGACGGGCTCCTGCTGTTAAATCTTTTGGTGATTGGCTGAGAACGCAAGGTATGGAAGTTCAAACAAAGATGTTGGGCTCAGAAGCTGCTGCTAACTTGTTTAGAGAAGGTAAGCTTAAAGCTGAACAGTTTGTTACGCAAGCTGGTAAAGCTATTTCTATTCAAGCTTTGCGAAACAAAGCCACTCGGTCTACTACCGTGTTTAACCCAAGGCAGGTCGTTAGAGATACAAATGTAAAGCTTGAAGCAACTCGCCCAAGTAGCTTAGTAAACAACCCTAAAAACAAAGAAGATTTGGTTAGGCTGTTACTGCTAGACTCAAGTGACTTTAATAAGACCTTCTCTTTGACTGACTATAAAGGAACCTCCTTAGTAGGTAAGCAAGAGTCTCGTCGTAGGGCGGGGAACGAGTTTGATGAGCGTAACTTTTCAGCAGATCCTTTGACTGGTGAAATTAAAAACAACAATCTTTACGACCCAGATTTTAACTTGTATCAAGAACGTATTGACTTTATGCGTAAGTCTCAGTTATTAAAGCCTGATGAAAAAGACTTTATTGAATCTGTAGCAGCAAGCTTAGATGATAAGGTTTCTCTGAACCAACAAACGGTTATTCTTGAAAACTTAAGAGTAGTGTTTGAGCGTTATGCAAAAGACAAGTCACCTTGGCTAGACTTTGCGGCAGTACTTCGGGCTGAAAATCGGTTTGCCGTTCAAAACGTGTCAAGACTACTAGACACACGCTCTAGGCAGCGTTCTGAGATGTTTGTTAGGTACCTGTCAGGAGACACGCCTCAAGTTCAAATTATGGGTAAGTACTATACGTTTGATGATCTTCAGACCAATCAGCTAAAAGATCAAAGGTTTATTGATGCTTGGCGAAGAACTGAAGGTAAAAAGCTAGCTACTAAGTTGTTCCTATCAGGTCGCGCCCCTCTTAGACTTTACTTTAGGAAGTTTACAGACAAGTATCCTACTAAAGAAAAGCTTGTTAAAAACTTTTTAAAAAACAACCCTAGAATAAAAAAGGCTTACGACTTATATAAGTTGTTAAACAAAGAAAAAGAACCTTCTGATTCCTGGTGGGTTCAAGCTGTTTCTAGAAAAAACGAAACTATTCGCCGAATTTTAGACTTAGAGTTTTTGATAATCAAAAAGAAACCCACTTCTAAGATTTTTGATGAGAAGGCCTTAGATAGCCTTTCCAAAATTGCGAAGTTAATAACTTCAGGGCAGTCTACTGACTACGATGGTTTAGCTATTAATATCGGTAAGCAATTTGCTAAGGACTTTGAAAACATTATTCCGTTTTCGTCTCACACCTTGAAAGACTATCACAAAGAGGGCTCTTTGATTTTAGACCTTTTTAAACAACAAGGTCTAATTAAAGTACAGTTTAGAGGTAAAACTCGAAGAGGCATTTTAGACTTAGATACTAACAGAGTATCTGGTGGTTATAAGGAAACAATCTCTCGTGAAGTTACAGTTGTAGACAAGGGGTTGCTAAAGCTTCAAGAAGCTGAGCGTAGAGTATTGATTTCTAGAAGGCTTGGGGTTACTAGCGACAGAGATCGATTGTTTGTTAAAGCAGGTAAGAAAACTTTTTTCGATGCAAGAGGAAACGACACAGGTATTCCTATTATCTCTAGAGACAAGTTTGCTGATTATGATGCTAAACAAATTGATCGAGACATTGCGTTAATGATGAATCACGTTTCTAACGTACAATATGGTGTAGACTTAGAGTTTGTTTCTTTTATGGACGACCTCGTAAGGTTCAGAGACCCTCGTGGCAACTCTAAGTTTTATGATTCTATTAACGAGTTTCGCCACGAAATCTTAAACCGTGGTGAGCAAGGTTATGGACTGATGTCTACTGCAAAGTATCATGCTCAACGTAACAAGAACTTTAGAACGCAAGTGTTTATTGACTCTCGTGGCCGTGTTTATCATAGAGGCTACTTAACTCCTACTGGTGGTGAGCTTGTACGCCCGTTCTTAAACTCTGGCACACCTAAGACCATGACACCTGGAGCTATGCGGGAGCTAAGAATTCAGCTTGGTGCTATGCTAGGCACTGGCACAGAAGCTCTCACACAAGCAGGCAGACTAGAGGTGTTTAGGCGTAATGAGTCTAAGCTTAAGGAGATTGGCGAGTTATTACTTGCTAAAACCCAAAGAGACAGGCGACTTCGTGAGTTCCTAGAACATCCTCTTGTAAGAGGTATGGAAGGTGCAGAGGTGCCTAAGCTTGCTAGAATGGCCTTAGAGTATACTCGCGTCTATAATCACGTAGACGGTGACTTTTCTAATTTGAATAAATTGGCAACTTACAAAACTAAACTAATGATTGAAAACGACGCTAGTTCTTCTGGTGCTCAAATCATCGGGCTTTCTACGGGAGATCGCGCCGTTTCTCTAGCAAGTAATGTTTTGCCTACAACGCAGAAAAACCGCTTGTATGACTTGGTTGCAATGGATACAGTAAACGATCCTGAGTTTCTAAAGATACCTGCGTTAAGAGACGCTGCCCTTACTTGGGAAGATCTTGCAAAAGCTGCAAAAGCACAAAACATGGTATCGTTTTACGGCGCCGGTGCTGCAACTAAAACTGCTAACGTAGCTGGTAAACTTTCTAAAGTCCTCGATGACAAGGGTTTTGTAACTGTAACCAAAGATAACTTAAACGCACAGTTGAGAGTTATTGATGGTAAAATAAAAATAGCCAACCGACAAGGTGCCGTTGGTGTTGAAGCAGAACTTACTTCTTTTAGAAAAGAGCTAATTGAGCTTATTAATAGCAATGAGCCCGTTGGTAGAACACTCTTAAAACAAGCCTTAGATATCCACCCTGATACCGCCGACTTTGTTAACAAACTAACTAACGCACGGCGTGGTATCATTGGTCCAAAAGAATTTGCTGAAGTTTCTAGAATTATGTCTAGGAACTTGTCTGAACGCGCTCCGGTTACTGATAAGTTTATCAACTACTGGAAGCAAGTCGCAAAAGTTTTCGTTGAAGAAACCCAAAAGGTAGACATCCCTTGGGTAACTTTTGACGGTAAAATAATGACGCAAAGGTATCGTTCTAAAATACAAGAGCGCATAGAGTTTACAGACCCCGTTTCGGGTCGTAAAATTGCTAACATCTACGAGGCTAGTGCAGAAGACGGAAAGCTTTTAGGGAAAGGCTCTCTTAATGATGCACGAATTGGTCTGGGGGTTAATGGCAATCACAGTAACGACGCAGTTATTGTAAGACAATTTCACCTGTGGGGACGTAGAAATAACGTCGAAACAGGGACGATCCACGATAAAAACTTGTCGTGGTTAAACTTCGTGAATTGCTGGGAACTCTCTCTGAGACAATCAGCAGCCAAGCTTAAGCTGGGAAGCTTTTGAAGGTTCAACGACTAGGATATACGCTCTAGAACAGAGTATGAAATCCGTAGAGATTAAGTGATCTCGAAGCGCGGAGCAATCTTTTTTAGATTGATGATATAGTCTGATCTGTATGGCGACATACAGCAATGGAGGTTTTATGGACTACAAGAAACACTATCAGAGTCTTATCAAGAAACATGGTAATAAAGAAAAACCAGAGTTCTATGTTGAAAGACACCACATTATACCGAAATGCATAGGCGGCTCTGATAAAGAAAACAATCTTGTTTACTTAACACCTAAAGCTTACTTTACTGCACATTTCCTACTTTAGAAACTTTATAGAACCAAAAGCCTTGCTCATGCCTTCAATATGATGTGTAACAACACAAGCAAGGGTAAAAAACGAGGTTCAAGAAACTATGATATTGCAAGAAAAGCTCATTCAGAAGCTATGAAGTTATCAAACCCAATGTTTGATCCTAACATGGCAAAAAAAAAAAATAAGCGGCGATAAACATTATATGAAGAAAAAAGAATGGAAAGAGTACTTTTCTAAACAAAGAACTAGAGAGCAAACCCTATGTTTAATCGTAAAAACCCCTCTAGATACAGAGG